CAATAAAAATATAATGAGTTAAGTTCTTATAGGTTTGATTGTTGACAGATTGCAAACATTGGTCTAAATGTTTAGAAGCAATTGTGGGTGTTACTACGGCTACTTTTATTTCCATGATTTAAGTATTTCTGAAGAAGAATTTATTTTATGAGAACCACCAACTCCATATACGAATGTTACACCATCTACACCAAGTTCATTGTTATTACTTTCTACTCTATCGCCACCATTGGCACAAATAATTTCATCGTTTGGAAATGTTTGTTTAACCAATTTCAAAAGTAGTTTTGCTGAATCATCATCATCGTTAAACTCCATGATATAATCAACATATTTAATTGCTTGTATGATTTGAGAGCGTTCAAACCAAGGCATGAAAGGCTTTCCTTTTTTACGAGTTAGCCAAGAATCAGAATTAATTCCAACCACAAGCTTATCACCAAGTTCTTTTGCTGAACGGAAATACGCTATATGACCAGAATGAAGCGGATCAAAACCACCAGATACAACAACAATTTTCATTTTCAAATACCAGGAAAAGCCTCTAAGACCAAGTTCAAATTAAGGTGTTTAATGCCTAAATTCTTTTTAAGTAATTTTACTAAAAGAGCAGATTCGTCTTTATGTAAGGATTCTAAGATAACAGCCAATAGTTGTTTTTGTTTTGTTGATGAAAGGCCGTCCGCTCGCATTGGGTGACCAACGATAAAGCGATACATCTTTGGCATTTCTGCACTTAGATAGGTGTAGTTTAATCCAGCAGGTTCTACTGCAATCCTGTAATTTGGAATTTCAACATCAAATTTGATATTAGGATTAAATGCGTAATTCAAAAATTCACGGAAACGAGCATGGTCATATTTTTGCAAAACGGCAATTCTTTCAGCCTTGTTTTTAGCATTATCAAAATCTTCAAATATTTCAGAATATAGTTTTTCAGCACTCATTAGAAATCATCCAATACTTCAATTAAGTTTTTGAGTCGGTTCGCAATCATGTAATTCAGAAAATCTTGTTTAGAATGACCAATAGCGTTCTCATAGGTATGTAGTATCTCATTGGTCAAACGCTCAGGTATTTTTGTTAAATCAATCAACATTTCATTACGAGAAAAATTGCGAAACATTTCCTCGGTACAGAAATCTTTGGCTTCTTGGTTCATCCAACCAATAATTTTAGCTTCAGTAATTGGCTTCTGCCTACCACCAGAAACAAACACATCATCGGCAGATAATATATTTGGAATGCCATCACCTTTATCACCACGAATAATTAACTGTTTTAATTGTAATAGCGGTAATGGTTCTTTAATATACTTTTTCAAAATTGGTGAATATTGCTCAACATTGGTATATCTTTGTAATTGAGCAAAATCTTTATCACTAGACAAAATCATAATCTTTTGTGTTGAAGAATATTTCTGCACCAAAGTAGCAATCACATCATCAGCTTCACATGTGTCTACCGAAATAACTTTATATGGCGAATGGTCACGCAATTCATCACGAATTTTATTCAAACATTCAAAGATGGTATTCCAATCGTGGCCAGAAGCATCACGAGCTTTCTTACGATTAGATTTGTAGTGTGGATAAATCTCACGGCGCCAATAGTTTTTATTGTCGCAAGCAATCACAACTTCAGGACCATGTGATTCTTTGAATTTCTTCACATAGGTACGAATTGTGTTTAGAATCATGTGGCGAACCAAAGATTCGTCAATTGGTGTTTTAGAACTACCAATTTGTTCCATCAGGTTTGATATTGCTACCTGATTGTAGTCAACGAGTATCATAATAAATCTTCATCTCTCTTTTTTATTTCAAAAATTGTTTCAACAATAAAATTGTGGTCAAGCTCAGTTGAATTGTTTTCTTCAAATGGTATGATTGTAACCTCATCACTATCTTTTTCATACCACGCCCAAATACAAACTTCTTCTTTTGGCCGATGAATCAAAGCCCAAGGAGTTTGGTCATGCTCAGGAAATTCATTGACTAATGAATTCTTATGGACAAAAATGGCAAATGATTCTGTGTTTAAATCTTCGGTGCCATCTTCATTTTCGCCATAACCATCAAATATAATTTTTACACCAAATGGCGAATCACCAGAATCATCGCCAGGCCGTAAGTGACCATCATCCATTGTGCAAATAAATTCACGCAACCATCCTTCAACTACTTCGGAATAATCTCGGTCATCATTTAAGTATATCGTCATTTTTTTTCTACCCACCATTGAATCTTTGGATTATTTCTTTCATACAACTCAACCAATTCTTCCAATGTCCACATAAAATCGGTCTCAAAGGTATCTAACCATTTACCAAATCTATTCCACGATTCTGTGGTCATTGGATCAACACCAATCTCATCACCAAACTGACCTAAATCTTCACCACGACAATCAATACGGCCACATGAATAACTTTGAATCACTTCATCATACTCAAAGGTATCGCCTGCCTTACGATTTGTTAATTGACTATCTTCGGTTAAAGTTTTTGATACTCTTTTGGTAAGGCCACGGTCTTTATACCATTGTAGATTGGCCACTCCCATCCAGTTTGTGCTATATCTCACAGGCATAATTTAATTCTTTCCAATTTGTGTTCTCAGGCAGTATTTCAATTTTGTAATCTGCCTTATCAATAAAGTTTGCTAACACACTGCCGCCATAACCATTGGTGCCATAACAATTCTTATGACAACGATATACCGATCCAGAGTGACCATGAAATTCATAATAGTTATCTGCCAATTCAACTTTAACAATACCGCTATTGAATTGCCACGAATCAGAGCCACCAAGTCCGCCATACCAACAAGCAAATACCTTGTATAGTGTTTCTTTATCGGTTGTAATCTTTACTACAAGCCATCTATCAGGCGTATAATCACTCATTTAAATTTCCAAATATTTCAATTTAAACTCTTTAGCTCTCTGTTCATAACCATGATAACCACGAGGATTACAAACCACTCTAGTTTCATCTACAAGATAATCTGATGGGTCATGCATATGTCCATGAGTCCACAATTTGATTTGTGGCCTATCCATAATAAACTTGGACAAATCAGAAGCAAAGGCACCATTCATTAGATAATCATTTTTATAATGAGAATGAATACTCAATGGTGTTGGTGCATGGTGTGTTACTACTACATAACATTTTGACTTATCTTGTGTTGAAATGTTAATGTAATCTAACATTTTCTTATGGTCTTCCATAGAATCTTCTGCCGACCATCTTGAAGGTGACTGATAATGATCCACAGCTTTAACAATCAAAGTGCCATCTTCGTTTCGCTCACTCTCATGGTAAACATTTTTCTTATGTTGAACCATGCGATTGCTATTTGTAATTATGCGAAAATCATTCATCGCCTTACCACAATGCCACACCGTCAATGAATCGCCTTTGTTCATATCAGTCCATAATGTACCAGCAACAAAAGTAACACCATTGTGTTCCCATGTTTCTTTTTCTAATACATGAATATTAGGTAAGTCAGCTAACTCAGCTTTCAATCTATCATATGTTTTAGCAATATCAAAATCATAATGCTCGTGATTACCCATAATATACACAACATGAGGAAATTGAAACGAGCACCGCTTAAAGAAATCTTTAACTGCCATTCTTTCTTTTGGCTTGTGTTTAAATTGTTTTGCTGTGCAGATATCACCACTTAAAATAAGAACATCGGCATTCTCCTCATTCTTCAAAATGAGGTCACCGAATTCTAAGTGAATGTCTGACGCTACTGCAATTTTCATTTTATAACCCTTAATAGGATCGTATCACTATTAATACGACCGCTCAATTTACTTTCAACAGCACGAACACCTTCAATTACATTTCGCAAAAATACTTTACCGCCAGAAGCTACTTCAGGTAGTATTACTTCTGGTTTACGCAATTTCTTTTGTATAGATTTAGCTTCGGTATAATTCGTAATTGAAGAACCTTTAACCGAGAATCCACCAGCATCATCGGCATGATAAACGCCCAATTTGCGAGTTTTTATATTGTAAACCCATAGTTGCATAGAGCCTATTATATCAGTAATTTTGATTGATGTCAAGCCTAATTCTTTGTATTCAGGCAAACATTTCAAACGGGCAACCAATTGTTCTGGTGACTTTGCCTTACGCTTACGAGGTTTGCGAGATTTGATTGCCTGGCCAGAAACCTTTTGGCAATCTAAAATTACCTGGTCACAATAAGCCACTAATTTCTTTATTTGTGGTTTTGTGAAATTTGACCAACCTTCTTTAATTTGCTCATCTTGGCTCGTTAAAACTTCATCAAATTCTGTTCTTTTTGATTTTGCCCATTCAATGATAAATTTTGTCTGAGCATCTTTAATATTCATTGTATGGAATATCGCATAAGGTGCCACATTTGATTTAAAACCAGATTCAATCAAATCATCAATTTG